TGCCGCAACATTAGAAGCACCTGGAACCAGAAGTAAGCCTAAGTAATAGAATCACCCATTATTCGCGTTCGCGTTAGTCGCGTTCACGTTTTTGGGTTCTTCCTTAATAACTTTTTTAGGCACTAATCCCAGGATAACAGCTTCATCATAATTTTTAGAATCTGAGATAAACTCAATAACTTTACCAGGATCATTATCGAAACGTTTCCGAACCGCCGAAGGCAGGGTCATGAAACTTTCTTGAGCATCAATAACAGTATTAAGAGCATCCAAGTAGCTAGGCATTTTTGAGAAATCACCATACACACCCGGACGTCGATTCAGATAATTCACCATCTCGCCTTTATGATATTTTTTCATAATGCGATTGATATCTGAAATCTCCTTAAATTGTTGCTGAGTCAAAGACGGCTCGTCATTGACGGTAACAACTTTTTTACGACCATCAGCCAATTCAATAATTTTTTGATACTTAGACACAATTACCTCCAATAATTTTCAATATATTCTTTTTTTCTGGGCTTCGGCACCACGCTCGAACCCATACTCCCTTTACCGGACGAATTAAGGCCTTCCTTCAACTTACGAATCCAAGGACGAATCAAATCAAACGCCTCATTCTTCAACTCGGACTCCGGAATACCTTTTTTTGCAACCTCAGTATCCACACCAGCTTTTCTAGTCTGAGCACGCACATAATCAGTCTCGGCTTTTTGTTTTTCCAAACCCTGATACGCCGTAGCAGCATCCAAGGCGCTGGAGACCATAGTACCGAACCCACCAAGTGTATTCTCAACTTTCGTAGTAGCTGCGGAACCTGCGTCCCCTCCAGCGGCACCTCCGGACGGAGTGGAGGAACCACTACCGCCGGTCGCAGTAAGAGCCGGATTAAGACCAGCGGCGATCAAATCCTTCATCTCACGTTGATGGGCAGTGGAACTCATCCGCTCCTGAAAAGACATCTGAGCAGAAGTCTGTTCTGCCTGAAAAGCTCGATTCCTCGCAGCCTCTTCCATATTCGCAGCCGTCGCGTTGCTAGCAATACGCTCATTGACCTGGTTAGCTTCACGCTGACCAAAGAAATGAGCGGCAGCGGGCAACAACGCGGCCGCAGCACCCAGAAATCCCAACATTAAAACCTCCCAAACGTCGCTGGGACTGAGTACGTCATCATAGGTCGGGCATGGCGAATACTAAAGAACATATCAAGATAGATAGGAGGAGTAGCATTACCATACAAATTCACTACCCGAGCAATCGGCGTATTAGATGCAATAAAGGCCGAATTAAGGGCCGGAGCGGAGCTAAACTCTTCGGCCAAATGCCATTGATCAAGCGCATTAGTAAAGTGTCCGTTAAACATTCCTCTAATTTCTGAGGGCTTGTATCTGTATTCGCCATATCGCTCTTGGTATCCGAAGACAGTTTCGTCATCGACGACCGTTCCCGTTGCATAAATCTCCCTTCGAAGGACGGCCTGTTCGCCGATCTGCTGGAGCTTAGGCCAGAAGAAATCATACCGAGTAGATCGAGTCCACATCCGGTTAATACCCTTCTGATAGGTAATATCGGCACGAGCGGCACACAACCCGATCACATAACCATGTTCCACAAAAGATTTCGAAAACCCAATGTGTTTATCCATAGTTGAGGCCGTAGCAAACGCAGACAAATTACCCTGATAATTGGTTCCTGAAGTAGAAGACATTTGCGGCACAATATGGGTATTGACTCGAATTGAACCACCACCAAGATATTCAGGACGCTGAAGCCGAAAATCCGGAGAAATCACACCGAAATGAGCAAGAAGAATCTCAGTGTACCGGGTACCACCACGAGCATCCAACTCAAGCAAAGACTGAACCTGCATAGCCTCACGAAGTTGGTTAATAGTAGCAGCCGTAGCACCAGACAAATCAGCTTGAAGTCCGGTATTAGTACCATCCCATTCCAAATTTTCATTGTTGGTAAACGAACCCGAAACCGAAGTTAACTTCCAATTATAAGCTCCAACCGTATCAGCCTCAATCTCACCAATCGCACCCGAACTAGAACCAATAAGCCGAAGAGGATTATTACCATCGGAAATCACAGGCGCAGTAGTACCTAAAGGAAGATCAACCGCCGTACCCTTTTGCGGCCAAGGCAAACAAGACGTGAAATAATCATGCCTTTTACCACGCGGCATCAACACGTACTCGTTCATAGCATCTGGCCCATCGTCAGTAGAAACGACCAACGAATCCTGAAGATTCTCATCACGGAACCAATTATTCCAAATCAAATTATAAGCACGTAAAGGCAAAGCACTAATATCAACACCCGGTGACGCCACACCAGGAGGCAAACCCAGATGCGTCCAAATAGACTCAATCAACGTCGGAGTAGTTCCGCCCGTATAAATATATGGAATAGTAGGAATCACGAAATCCGTGCTGTCACCCGGATCTGTCTGAGCACCGTTAAACTTTTCCCAATTGGTCCAAACCAATCGATTAGGAACGAAAAAAAAGAAAAAATCCAAATACATGTTGTCCATAATAGGAACCAATTGAGTCGCCAAACGAGCAAAAGCGTTTGTCTGCAAACTCATTGTATCCCCTGGAATAATCTCATCGACCAAGATGGGATACAAAAAATCACAACCAATCATATCCTTAGCAGTATGGGAACGGTCGAAAGAACTCCGCGGATGATGAACCGCAGGGATCTGCGCAAATGAATGTTGAGAATTACGATTACCTAAACTCATAACTTTTGACTCTCCTGTAATTTTTTAAATTTAGAATCCACAATTTTTTCACGAACCTTATTTTTTTTAATCTGAAGGCCTTTATAGGCATCTCGAAGTAGGTTCGCCTTTTTTTCCTCTAACGAAATCTTAGCTTCCTTTTCTACCGCACGATCAATAATTTTACTTTTCACCTCCTTGATATACTTTTCCCATTCAAGCGGATGATTCGCGATCAGCCATTTCTCGTAATAGCGAGGAATCCCGCATTGAATCATTTTAGAACCTGTCCAAAGAACCAAATACCCAAGACCAAACACATCACGCCAATTCTTTTCTATCCATCCTTTACCAATCGCATAACGACAAGAACGCCGAGCAATAGGATGATAATCGTGATCTTTATCCTTACCGTGAACCAATTTTTTTGCGGCATACCGAGCGCAGTACCCAGCAGATTCAAACGTAACCTTGCCGAATTCTGTTTTTCCTTTTCCCCAAAGGTCATTCAAAAACTCAGACGTTTCGACAAGGTCTCCACGATCTGACGTATGCGAGCCTTTTGCGTCGTGGGGTCTGTAATTGAAGATAAGCATGTGCCAGTGAGCTCTTTTCGTTCGTCCACCGTATTCGCCTGCGACAAGGAAACTAACTCTAATTGCTCCATACAATTCATTTCGCCGTTCTTTAGTGAGGCTTTTCCAAAGCCCTCTTTGTTCTTTTTGGGGCAATCCTGGAAACATACCGTCAAGCAATCGCTGAAACAGATCATTGCGTAAATCCTTCTGAAATTTCTGAATATCCGAATACCGAAGACGGTTGTCCCCTATATGGTCATCAGAGTAAGTTAATGTTAAGAATATGTTAAATTCGTGCAGAGATGCCTCATGCACACAACGAACCGCCGTCTGACGGGCGGATTCAAGACGACAAGAAACGCATTTTCCACAAGCTATTTGAAAGGTTGCGTATTCTTTGCTATATTTTTTAGGGGACCAACAAAGAGTTTTACCATCCTGGTAAAAACCAACGGTCCTGGGGCTAGTACAACGCACTGTGCTGGCCTTTTTTTTTAGAGTCTAATACCACCGCGCATACGACGGGGATTGAGATTCAATTTATGGACCCCGCTATTGCGCCTAAACGACCGTTTAGAACCTTTTTTCGACATCGGACGACGTTTCACCCAGGACCTCCCGTTCGGACCCTCTAGGCCCTCACTTTTAAGACTGCCAGATTAATCTGACAGTCAGTGGGCATAATTACAACAAGGAAACGAATTATGCCCACCCCTCCAAACCTTAGTTTTGTCGGACAATACAGCTTACAGCTTTAATCAGATGCTGCGGGGTATCAAGGGGACTAAAAGTCCCGGACTGATCGTCATACTCCCCGCAATAATAGAGATCAAAATCCTCCGGATTTTTAGAAATCATTGACTTCTCATCCGAAGCAAGTTGACGAAAACTCCGTTCGGCTTCGCCATGGGTTTTCTGGAAGAAAGGCACGTTATAAAACTCGGCCTTAGAATCACGAATAGAGAAACACTTAAGAATCATAAACATCTCCTTTAGAGATAGCGCCTTAATTGGCGCACACAATATGAAAACGACATTTTAAATGTCAACTGGCATCGCTGCCAGAAACGGTTCCTCTAACGAGGCAAACAACATAAATATATAAACGCTATCGCTTTAGAAATAGAATTAAGGGGGGCTTAACGCCGCCCCCCTAACACCCCTTGCATGACATCCTGTCTCCCTCAAACGCCGTGGATGGCTTGAGGGCGGCATCCATGCCGCCACATTAGAAGCACCTGGAACCAGAAGTGAGCCTAAGTAATAGAATCACCCATTATTCGCGTTCGCGTTAGTCGCGTTCACGTTTTTGGGTTCTTCCTTAATAACTTTTTTAGGCACTAATCCCAGGGTAATAGCTTCATCATAATTTTTAGAATCTGAGATAAACTCAATCACTTTAGCGGGATCATTATCAAACCGCTTACGAACACCTGACGGTAGAGTCATGAAAGACTCCTGAGCATCAATAACAGTCTGAAGAGCATCTGAGTAGTTAGGCATTTTCGAGAAATCACCATACACACCAGGACGTCGATTCAGATAATTTACCATTTCGCCTTTATGATATTTTTTCATAATGCGATTAATATCTGACATCTCCTTAAATTGTTGTTGAGTCATAGACGGCTCGTCATTGACAGTAACAACTTTTTTACGACCATCAGCCAATTCAATAATCTTTTGGTATTTAGACACAATTACCTCCAATAATTTTCAATATATTCTTTTTTTCTGGGTTTCGGCACCACGCTAGAACCCATACTCCCTTTACCTGTGGAATTAAGACCTTCCTTCAACTTACGAATCCAAGGACGAATCAAATCAAACGCCTCGTTTTTCAACTCGGACTCAGGAATCCCTTTTTTAGCAACCTCAGTATCCACACCAGCTTTTTTAGTCTGAGCACGCACATAATCAGTTTCGGCTTTTTGTTTTTCCAAACCCTGATACGCCGTAGCAGCATCCAAGGCGCTGGAGACCATAGAACCGAAACCACCCAGCGTATTTTCAACTTTCGTAGTAGCTGCGGAACCTGCATCCCCTCCAGCGGCACCCCCGGACGGAGTGGACGAACCACTACCGCCGGTCGCAGTAAGAGCCGGATTAAGACCAGCGGCGGCCAAATCCTTCATTTCCCGTTGATGGGCGGTGGAGCTCATCCGCTCCTGAAACGCCATCTGGGCTGAAGTTTGTTCCGCCTGAAACGCTCGATTCCTCGCAGCCTCTTCCATATTCGCAGAGGTCGCGTTGCTCGCAATCCGCTCATTAGTCTGATTAGCCTCACGCTGACCAAAGAACTGAGCGGCAGCAGGTAACAACGACGCGGCAGCAGCAAGAAAAGGAAGCATTAAAACCTCCCGAAAGTCGCTGGAACCGAGTAGGTCATCATCGGTCGGGCATGGCGAATACTAAAGAACAAATCAAGATAAATAGGGGGAGTAGCATTCCCATACAAATTAACTACCCGAGCAATCGGCGTATTAGATGCAATAAAGGTCGAATTAAGGGACGGAGCGGAGCTAAACTCTTCGGCCAAATGCCATTGATCAAGCGCGCTAGTAAAGTGTCCGTTAAACATTCCTCTAATTTCTGAGGGCTTGTATCTGTATTCGCCATATCGTTCCTGGTATCCGAAGACAGTTTCGTCATCGACGACCGTTCCCGTTGCATAAATCTCCCTTCGAAGGACGGCTTGCTCGCCAATCTGCTGGAGTTTAGGCCAGAAGAAGTCGTAGCGAGTGGATCGAGTCCACATCCGATTAATACCCTTCTGATAGGTAATATCGGCACGGGCCGCACACAACCCAATCACATAACCATGTTCCACGAACGATTTAGAAAACCCGATGTGTTTATCCATAGTTGAGGCCGTAGCAAAAGCAGCCAAATTCCCTTGATAATTACTCCCAGAAGTAGACGACATCTGAGGAACAATATGAGTATTGACTCGAATTGAACCACCACCCAAATATTCCGGACGCTGAAGACGGAAATCGGGAGAAATCACACCAAAATGAGCAAGAAGAATTTCTGTATAACGAGTACCACCGCGAGCATCCAACTCAAGCAGAGACTGAACCTGCATAGCCTCTCGAAGTTGGTTAATAGTTGCAGCCGTAGCAGAAGACAAATCAGCTTCTAAACCGCCATTAGGATTAAAATACAAATAATCAGTACCGTTCCAAACAGCACCAGCCGTAGTCAACTGTACGTTACCACTAGTCACCGGCGTCCCAGTCGTAACCTTATTCCCTACCCAGGGGTTATCAGGGGGCGTAGAAACCGCCACCACAGGGGCAGAAGTACCTAAAGGAAGGTCGACAGCAGTACCCTTTTGAGGCCAAGGCAAACACGACGTAAAATAATCATGACGTTTACCCCGAGGCATAAGAACGTATTCATTCATCGCGTCCGGTCCGTCGTCAGTAGAAACAGTCAACGAATCCTGAAGATTCTCATCACGAAACCAATTATTCCAAATCAAATTGTAAGCACGTAAAGGCAAAGCACTAATATCAACACCTGGAGACGCCACACCAGGAGGTAAACCAAGATGCGTCCAAATCGACTCAACCAACGTTGGAGTAGTACCACCGGTATAAATATAGGGAATAGTAGGGATCACGAAATCGGTACTATCACCAGGATCTGTCTGCGCACCATTAAACTTCTCCCAATTAGTCCAAACCAAACGATTAGGTACAAAGAAAAAGAAGAAATCCAAATACATATTATCCATAATAGGAACCAATTGGGTCGCCAAACGCGCAAAAGCGTTTGTCTGCAAACTCATTGTATCCCCTGGAATAATCTCATCCACCAAAATGGGATACAACATATCACAACCAATCATGTCCTTAGCAGTATGGGAACGATCAAAAGAGCTCCGCGGATGGTGAACCGCAGGGATCTGTGCGAACGAATGTTGAGAATTACGATTACCTAAACTCATAACTTTTGACTCTCCTGTAATTTTTTAAATTTAGAATCCACAATTTTTTCACGAACCTTATTTTTTTTAATCTGAAGGCCTTTATAGGCATCTCGAAGTAGGTTCGCCTTT